CGCTCCAATGTTGCGCATAGTGAACTGCTTTGGAGAGTCAACGTGTGGGCGCTCCTCTTCGCCGAATAGCGTCGGCTCAATCATTCGCCCCGCCGTCCCGCACCACGAAGCGACGGCTCCCCGCCTTCATGCTTGTGTACGTTGCGACTACCTGTGGCAACACGCCCGCCGCTTGTGCCGCAAGTTTCCAATCCGTTACCTCTGTTGCGCGCGCCTGTCGCCATGTCACTGCCCAACCGTTACCAGTGAGCCCCGCGCGCTCTCCGATTGCCTCCTTAAGTACGATCTCCAACGCGCCCTTCTTCTCCTCTAAGAAGTGAATCTCCGTGCTCACTTCACGGTGTTGCCGATAGACGCGTTCAAGATCTTCTGTCGCAAGAACGAACTCCTCTGACTTCTGCGGCGTCGCAAGTGCAAACGCTGCAGCGTCAAGCGACTCCAACGGCGGAGGCGTCTTATCTTCTACGGCTTGCAGAAACAGTTTGCCACTGCGAAGCAACTCCTCCCAGAGCAACGGATCAAACTGCACGCGCTCAATCTTGAACACGAGCCCGCCGAGCAGTGCTACAACGTCGCACCACTGCGCGTTGTAGATTCCCATTTGCATTGTGACTTGGACTACCACTTCTGGCGGCACTGGGTAGATGCTCCACCTCGGAGAAGCCGACGTCTTTACCTCCACGATGCCCCGAGGCTCGCCGACAATCGTTCGGTCTAGCGACGCCATAAAGCGCGGGTCGGACTTCAGTCGGATGACGCCGTTACTCTTACGCAACTTGCGTCCCGTTTCTTCTTCGTAGTAGCGCGCAACTGCGTCTTCAAGAATGACGCCGCGACGCGCCGCTTCGCCTACCTTCTGTGGGGGCGTAGCGCCCGTCTTCTCCGCCCACAACTGGTACGGCGTCTTATACGGGCTCACGTTAGCCACTGCAGCCATGTCCGAAGCCCCAAGCCCCGTTGCTCGTAGGGCGTGCCACTGTGGGCTTCTCTGCTCGGCGCGAACGAACTCATAGGTCTTACTCATTGCTTCCCCTCCTTCTTACGATCTTCTTTCGCCCAACCCGTGCCCTTGTAGAACACCGTGGTAGCGATTAACTGCAGCCCCATTGCCTTGCCGCAGCCGACACACGTCGGCGCTTGCGGCTCGTACGTGCTCTGCAACTGCTCAACAGTCAAGTCGCACCCGACGCAATGCCACTCATACAACGGCATGGTGACTCCTTCGCGCCGCGCTCGGATTAAGCCGAGCGCGGCGCTCTGTAAGTCGGATGCAATACGAGCACTCCCCGCATGTCGGCGGATTCGCTACAAGTGGGCGCGCGCAGAGCCCGCACATGAGGATGCGCTTGCACGGTCGCGCCTTGCCCATGCCCGCAATGTCGCCTGCCCTGCATAGGTGCAAGATCATCGCAGCCCCCTTGCAATCGTTACTACAATGATGAAGACAATGCACACAACGATAGTCACGTTGCTCCTGCTCCGAGCCTCTACGCGCTGCTTGGGCTTGTAGAAGTTCGTAAACGTCTTCGGCTCCATTGCCCGATTCACTCTCACGATGCACCTCCAACGATAAGCACAATGACGATGCACGCTACGAATGTGGCGAACGCTAAGAACTCCTGCACTGCTTGGATCACTTCGCTGCCTCCTTACTGTTTGCCTTGCATACTTCGCAGCCGCAGAGCAGTGCGTTTCTGCACTCCTCGCACACTACGCCGCATGACTGCTGCAATGTTTCTACGCCGTCGGCTCCACAGTTGGAGCACGGTACGTAGTCGGCGTCTTCTGGGTTCACTTCGCTACCTCCGCAAGATTCTCGCGCCCCTTCGCGGGCACGTAGCACTTCTTGCACACGGCGATAAGTCCGCCCTGTGCGTTCTTTACTACCGCTAGGTAGCCATGACGTGAAGTCACGGGACAGAGATTCCAAAACGCGTTGCCGTTCATAGAATGAACCCCCCCTCTCGTACCTCTGTTGGGAGCCCGATTGCGCCGCATGCGTCGCAGCGCAAGTGCCCCTGCCAGAAGCCCTCTGCGTCGGGCTCGCAGTCAATGCCGTTCACGTCCACGGACATAAAGCCGCTTTGCATAACGGTATTCCCACACGAGCAGTCAACGAAGTCACGTGCCTCCGACTCAAACTTAATCGCGTTGCTCACTTTGTAGCCTCCTTCTTCTTCGCCCAAAGCATTGCGTGCCTTGTGCACATTGTCACGAACGTCGGCTTCTGCGTGCCGCGCGCCGTGTACTCATAGCCGAATGCGTCGGCTGCGTCATTGCACGTGTGCAAGCCATTCGCATTGACTCGCGTCACGTATTGACAGAGATGCGAGAACTTTGCCCTCACTTTGCCCCCTCCTTCTTTGACTTCTTTGCTCGGCGCTTTGGATCAACCTGTGCGCCCCTGCAGCGATAGCACTCACCCCAATGACCGAAGCGCCCCGTGCCGCCGCAACGTACGCACTCAACGTAGCCGAGTGCATAGCGTGGAGCCCACACGTTTGCCCAAGCCTGCTCCGCCTTTGCTACTTTGGCTTGAGCAACTTCACGGTCGGAGCGGGCGCGCTCTACGCGCGCCGCCTCAACACGAGCCTCAAGCCACGTCTTTGCTTCGGCGTAGGAGATCTTGCACACTGCGTTAAACTCCGCCTGCAACTCCCGTCCGCTCGTGCAGAAGCACGGCATCTCGGAGCGCGTAACGCCGAGCGCGCAGCATGGGTATCCCTCCATCATGTTGCCGCTCACTTTGCTACCACCGTTGCCGACTCCAACTCCGCGAGATTGGCGTTGGCTTCAGTCAACCTAATAACGTTGCGGCGCTCAAGTTCAACGGACTTATCCACGAGTGGAGCAATCTGCTCCTCCAACGCAGCGATAAGTGCGCGCACGTGAGCAGCGTTGCGCAGGTTGACATTGAATACGCTAAGGCGTGCGCCCGCGTAGTCATCCTCCAACTCAAGTCGGAACGTGCTCTCGCTCACGGGCGCATTCTTTGCAGCCGTGTGACGGGCGATCTCATCGGCAATCTGCTTTGGCGCAGCCTTAATGTTTGCGACTCGGCGGGCCTCGTAGACGATCTCGGCTGCAGCGCGTGCCGCAGCCTGCTTTGCGTGAAGAAGTTCCGTCGCAGCCACAAGCGACTTGGCGACGTCAAACTTTGTCATCTTGACAAAGCCCTTAATCAGTGCACCGTGGTGACGGGTAGTCCACTCGCTACTTCGGTACGAAGACTCGTGTCGGGCGTGAATGCCGTAGTGCTTGCCGCAGAGATAGTCTGTGCGGTCATCTGTAATGCGAATCCACTTTGCCGCGCCGCCGCATGCGTGCCCAACGTAGTGCTCGCCGCAGGTCATCGTGTTCTTCGTGTCTGCCATTTCGTTACCTCCTGTCAGACGTGTCCAAGTGGACACTGTGTATCTCTGACCCCTGAAGAATAGGGTAACGGTGAACCCCTGTCAACCCCCCCCTACGTCGGGTAGAGTCCCCTCCTCCACGGCTGTAACAATCACTTCAATGCACTCCCGACAGAGCCCTTGCCCGAGCACCCATTCCACCCCGTGAGCCCCCGTATCTACTACCTGCTCACCGAAGGCAAACACTTGCCCCACCTCTCCGCAGACGGGGCAAGTGGATGCGGGTACGTTACGCCTTTGCGCCATCTAGCCGAACTAAGTACTCGGCTGTGACGCCATCCTTACCGAAGAACAGAGCCCATTGCGCGGGCGTGCCCGACGCCGCAAGCCACTCTTGGGCGTAGCGATTGCCGCTCTCTATGCTCGCATTGCCCCAACACGTGTGCGCTCCGTCGCTCAACACGAGTCGGCTCGGCGTGTGCCAATGCCCGTAGAACAGATAGTCAAACGGCTGCACACTAAGATTCCAACCTTGCGCGCGCTTTGCAATCGCGTAGTAAGGCAAGCCGAATGAGCCGCCTCTAAACTGATCGCCGTGCACAAGCATTGCAGTCTTCTGGCCTGGGAGTTCCAACGTGTCATACCAGTGCCGCCCGCCGAGCGTTAGCGACTCTCTCCAATGAACACGATTCTCGCCCTTTAAGTGTTCGGCTGCAATGCGATAGAGAATCGCGTCCGCGTTGCTCTCATTGCTGTGATCTCCAAAGCGCCCAAGCCGTCCGTGATTGCCGATAGCGCCGCGCACCGTTACCTTCGGCGCAAGCGCCGCCATTGAACGAACGAACTGCGCAAGCATTCCCGCGCCCTCAAAGATCTGCACATACAATCCGCCGCGCTCTACTTCATAGGCCTGGCTAGGGAATATGTTGCCATCCGACTCAACGAAGTCGCCAAGCAACACGCATGCAATCTCTTTAACGGGCGCGCCGTGCAGTTCAATGAGTCGCTCCACCTTCTTTGCTAGTAACGCGATGCGCGCCTTAGCAACGTCAATAGAGTAGGACTCGGAGTACTTACCTAACTGCCAATCCCCAAGCAGGATCGTTAGAACCTCTGCCTCATTCTTCTTGCCCGACGGCTTAGGCTTTGGCACGGGCGGAATGATGATGCTTAACGCAGCATCCTTTGCCGCCTGATATACCGCAGCAACTAACTCTTCTCGCGCAGCGTCGCGCTTTGCAAGTTGCCTTAGCGCGCGCTTATGCGCTTCGGTAACTTCTTGGAGCCGCTGTTCCATCTGCAGTTCGTCACTCATCGTGGGCACACGCACTCGCCGCGACGATGCCGCGCGACTGTCCAAAACGAAACGGCAAAGCCGCGCTTCTCCAAGAATGCAGCGACTGCCTTTGCTGTAATGGCGGGATCTAGTAGCCCTGCCTGCAGTGCCTCCCAGTCCTTGCCGTCTAAGTGCACGCCGAGCAATCCGCACGGCGGCCCTTTGCGGGGTTTACTCAACGCCCGCAGTTCGTCTAGTGCATCCACTGTTATGCCTCCCAACTGCTATGCCACTTACGAGAGTGGCTATACGCAGCCTACAACAGTGCCTGTGCCAACTGTGTGGCGCAACGTGTGGAGGTTACTTGCGCTTAAGTCCGTAGTCGGGCGACGTGTCTAGCGCCTTTACCACGATCTGCAATCCGCTCGCCAAGCCCGCACTCAAGATCGTTCTGAAGTCCCCGCCTGACACGTCTAGGAGCGGGATGCCCAAGCCCAAGGCCACACTGATTGACACGGTGACGAACGTCTTCACGAAGTCAACCGCAATGCTATCTAGTCGGGTTTCGTCTTTAATGTATTTCAAGAAGGCAATCATCTTTGCACCTGCGCCCTTTACCTTAGCCGCCGCAGCCGCTGCACCACTCGCAGCATTGAGCGCCCTCCCGCCGACTGAAGCCCAGTCTAGCCGCTTCAGTGCCTCTAACTGAATCTCCACGGCGCTCGGCGTCTTTGGCTGTGGCTGCGCAACGGGCGCGGGCGCAGCCTGTTGCACTGGTACTACGGCTGCTACGGGCTCTGGCTTTACCGCAGTTACCGTTGGAACGGTAGCGCGTGCAGGATGCGTGACAATGAGTAGCGCCTTGTAGTCCGCCTTAAGTTTCTTTGCTGCGACTTTGCTGTTGGCAATCTGTCGGAGTTGCTCTTCACTAAGTTGCACGCCGTATTTCTCTGCACTAACTTTTTCGTCGCGCGTGGGACAGGCCCACTGCCATCCGTGATCCTCGCACCACCCCGCCGACGTCATGTGACCGTAGCCCGCGCGCAAGTGTGCAGGGTTTGTCTTCGTCCACCACTTGTGCCAACGGTCATGCCATGCGCTAATGCGTACGCCGACTGGGTAGGCCACGGGCTGTTGCACCCACACGAGTAGTGCCGCGCCCTGCTTTGCTGCGTTAACTGCATCGTCCCAACTCTTTGCGTAGCGCGCTTTGCCGCCGAGTTGCGCAATGACTTTCACTGCCTCTGCAAGTGATCCGCCTGCATCGCTCACGCCCTGCTTATCTTTGCGCCCTGTTGCCTTCTCAAACGCTGCAACGCCTTGCGCCGCTGTGTAGGTAACGGCATACCCGCTGGCCCATGACGTAGCCGCAGCGCAACTGCTCCACGTGCAGTCATCCAAGATCTGCTTGGAGCCCTTTAGTTGGGCTTCACTGTCCGCATATAACTGCGATGCAACTAAGTACCTCACTTTGCCTCCTGCTTAATAAGCACTGCAATGGCGCGCGCAGCCTGACCGAAGTCAAGCGCGGCGCTAACGGGATGCCCTTCGGTTACGCCCTCTGCGTAATAGTTGCCGTCTTCACTCTTCACCCAGAGCGTGCCGCCGAACGCGCTGTTATCGTCATTCGGTACAAGTGCTACCCACTCATTCGGAGCAGTGGTAACGCGCGTCCAACCCTGCTCAAAGATTTCTTCAATGTGATCTGTTGCGGTCATGTTCACTCCTTGCCCCAACGCAGAGGCCCTGTTGCCGCCCACACTAGGAGCAGCACTACGATGCAGACGCCAACGAAGTCGCGCGTGCCAGACTCGGGCAACACGGCCCATGCCGTCGCCATCCCTAGCCATGTCCAAGCAGAGCCCGCGAAGTCAAGTGCAATGTCCTTTAGGTGCTTCACTGTTTATCCTTTCGTGAGCCCCCTAATGACGCCGCACTTGCAGCGGCTACCGCTGCTTGCGCAACTTGCGTAATGATTACTGCGGGGATGATTGTAGACGCTGCACGCTTCTTTTCTGTAGGCGTGAGATCGTGTCCAAGATTCGCAACGAAGTCGGCTGCGTCGGCGATTGCTGCGCCGACTGCGGCAACGGCTTCGCCGACGGACTCGGCTGCAGCCCCGAGATCCACAAGCGGGGAGGGCGTAGGGGATTCTAGGGGCGAAGGCTCTGCAGTCGGGGTAGGAGCAACGCTAGGCTCTTCACTGGGTGTTTGTGGGGTAGGAGTTGGATTTGGAGTTTCGGAGGGCTCTACGCTCGGCGGAGGGCTAGGTTCAATAGTAACAATAGGGCTAGGGCTAGGTTGACTAGAAGGAGTGAACGTAGGCTCCACAGACGGCGACGGCTCGGGCGTCGGCTCGGGTGTGGGAGTCGGCTCCTCTGTTGGGCTCGGCTCCACCGTGGGCTGCTCTGTTGGGCTCGGCTCATAACTCACCTCGGGGCTAGGCTCCTCACTTGGGAGCGGGCTTGGGAATACACTTGGAACAGGTTCAATACTTGCAGTCGGCGGCTCTGGGTCTAGCACGAGTGTGACATTCGCCGCGAGGTCATACCACCCACCTTGCGGGAATGGTGTTTCTGGGTTAATGCAGCCGCTTGCGTTGCAGAAGAAACGCCCTGCGCGCAAACGGTATTGCCCGACTGGTAGAGATAGCGTGAGCACTGAAGCCCATGATGCGCCGTCATCATCGTTCACGGCTACAAGCATTCCGTCGGCGTCATATACCCAGAGCACAGAGTCAACGAAGTGCCCGCCATTCTCTGCCCGCTCGCACCATAGAATGCCGAGATCACTGCAGAGCAGTGTGCTTGCAACGAATGTCATGGGCTCGTGGATTACAAAGAAGAAGTCCATCGTGCGATCCACGCGCACCTGATAGCCCTGCTCCTCTGCGAGTGCGGGCAACGTGCAGAAGAGCATGGCTGCAGAGAGCAGCGCAATTGAAGCGCGGCGCATTACTTGCCCTGCGCTTGTAGCCACGCAATGAGCGCGCCTATTCCCCCGACCCCTAAGAATCCGCCAATGGCTTTGAGCATAGTTAGGCCGCCTTTCATTTGGTCAATCTCTGATTGCAGACGGTCAATCTTTATTGACTGCGCGTCTAGTCGCTCAATGATTGCGTCAACTTGGCTGCGCGTCATCGTGATTCAAGCGCGGCAAGTCGCGCCTCTAAGTCATTAACGCGAACGAATAGGGCTGCGATAAGTGCCGTTGCGTCAAGTGATTCAACGCGTCCTTCGCCGTCATACCCAACTGCGTGCGTAAGTCCCGCAGCCTCAACCTCTTCGGCAATGAAGCCTAGACGTGTTGCGCCCGCCTCATCTTCAATAGTGCTCTCGTAGTGGCGCGGCTTAATCTTACGAGCAGCCTGAAGAACTGCCTCATCCGCGTCAACGATGTTTGTCTTATAGCGCGCAGAGGATGAGTTACGACGAAGGTTATACGTTGTGCCGCTTGTGAGTACCCAGATTGCTGCGCTTGCAGTTTGGGTAGTAGTGCTAATAGCGTCGCTTACCATCGCGCCAGAGGCGTAGACCACTCCGTTCGCGTCAAACCCGCCGCTGCTAGCGAGGCGCGTGCCGTCGTCAAAGAAGTAACGGCTCGCCGTTGCGCCGTTCATCGGGTAGATGCGCTCTGCCCACAGTTGCGCGTAGTCGGTCGCGCTGTCGTTGTTTAGAATCTGCACAACGTTTGCTGCGCCGCTTTTTACCGTGGCAAACGCCGTGCCGTTTTTGTTGTAGAAGGTGATTCGCGGATTAGTACCGTTGGCAACGTTGGAATCTTGCACAGTAACAAGTCCGCTAGATGTTCGTAGGTTTAGGTTGCTAGATGTTGTGGCTTCGCTAATAAGGTACGGACTCCAAGTCGCAGTATTTGCGTAAAGATTAGCCGCCGTCAAAGTTCCGTAGGTCGTGCCCGTGGTATAGACATTGACTCCGCTAGGCGCAGTGAGGTTAACGTTAGTGTCTGCTTGCAGTGCAATAACTCCGCCACTTAGCAGGCTAATGCTTGTGGAGCCTGTCAATATTGTCGTAGGGCTTAAGTACAAGTAGTCGCCGTTGCCGCTCTGAATGTTCAACTCTCCCGACGATGCGTTAATAATTGCGGGCGGAGTTGAAGGGTCATCTCTGTCAGTGATGAGCAACTCTGGCAAGCCGTGGGTAAGTCGCACTTCGGTCAAGTCAACAGTGCGCACCGCCGACTGCGTTGCAACAGTTGAGATAGTGATTGTTAATTTTAAGAACGCTGCGTCCGCAGGAGCAGTCATAGTAGTGAGGTCGGGCGCTACCGCGTATAGGTCTGGCGCGGTAATACCTGTCGCCCCAACAAGCGCACTGAAGGTGTAGGCATCAGACGTAATTGGGCTACCCGTTGTTGTTGTTTGGTCAATCTGGTAAAACTGCCCCGACATTTGTACCCGAGATTGCGTGCTTGCCGTGCCGCTCTCAAACGTGGCTTCAGCGTAGAACGAGAACGAGCGCGAAGCAGACGATGCAACGGGGACGAAACGTGTGAGCGTTGCGCTCTTGCCCGCAAGTGTGCCGCTTGCAACGGTAAAGCGAAGCACGCTACCCGAAGCAGCGCCTGCATCCGTAATGATCGCAGCCGTAATGGCCCCCGCGCTATTAACGTCCGTAAACGTCCAATACGGTAGCGCGTTATCTGCAGTGATCGTTGCTAGTGGATCATTCGGCGCAAGTGCAAAGTCCCCGTTGGCCACGCCTGCTTGAATCTCGCGCAACGCTGCAGGGCCAAACAGAAGTGCGCTCTCGCCATTGCTCTCGCCGCTAAGTAGCGTTGCGCCGTCTTCGCTGATAACGCCGCCGCCGAGCGCCGCTAACTGCGTCTGATCTGATCCAAACTTTTCTGCCATTCTTTATCCTTGCAAGAACTTCTTCAACGGGTTAGGCGGAATGCGTTCGCATGTCATCTCAAACCTACGCACCATAGAACCAGACTCAAAGCCCATAGTCAGATTCTCAATGCGATACAGTCCGTTAAGGTCTAGCGATGATGCCACAACGCTCACGTATTGGCCAGCCTCCCAACCATCTTGCAGCGCGTACGTGCTCACGCCTGTTTGCCTGTATCCCTTTGCAAAGCCGTACGGGTTATTCGTTGTATCTGCACCGCGCACGCTGAACTTAATCGTCCGCGATGGCGCAGCCCTGTTTGGATAAGTGTCCGTGCCGAAGTATCGCTTCGCATAGTTTGTAATCTTTGTGCTCCAATACGTTGGCGCTGCAGCCTTATTCGGCTGCGGCGTAACGTTAATAATCGTATCGGGGCGCAGCCCGTTGCGCGTAGTCATGCCCGCTCCGTCGGGTGCAGCCTGATCGTATACGCGCCCGTAGGGGTCATCTACCGTGTACGATGCGCCGCTAATCTGCGAATCCCAGTCGCTTGCATTTGTGTTGAATGTGAAGCGCGCCTTCTTGACAATAGAAGAATGATCAAGGCTAACTGTAAGGCTGCGCGGCTGTAGCGTTGCCGCCGCAGAAGTAGAACCGTACGGGCTATACGTTGCCGTGGTGACAATCTTAAACGGGGCCGTCGCATACGTAGGCACTGCAGAGCCCAAGCGCGCATAGTTAATGCGCCCGCTCGGGGCTACCCAATAGCGTCGCTCCTCTCCGTCTTCGCTCTCGGCTGCTTCTCTGATTGTGTCAATGGCTGCGCGCAGTGTGCTCGGAACCATCTTCAGTTGCCCAACAGTTACCGCCGTGCCCGTATATGCAGGCGTGGTGTTTGTCGCAACGATGAGCCTGTTCGCCGTGCGCCCGCTTGTGCCGCCGCTAAACGCCTGCACTGCATCTGCCTTTGACACAAGCGCAGTCATAGCAGCCTGATCCGTAGTAGCAGAAGTCCCGATATAGAAGTTGCTTGTGTAGTCGGGTCGCTTGCCTGTAGTCTGCCTGCCCTTGTAGACAATGATCTTATCCAAGAACGATGACGCTGCGACGGCGTTCACACTAGCCCGAGTCCCAAGTCCATTCTCCGCAAGTTCGGCGTCAATGCTTTCAATGTAGCCCAAGAATGTAGTAGTGCCGCTCACTTGGAATCGCACGCGCGCATTGTCATACACTGCGCCGCTCTTCCACCATGGCCCGCCGACGGGAGTCTTTACCTGCACCACGTCAAACGAGAAGGAGCCGCCCGCGCCGTTTGCATCCGTGGATAGGCTGACTGATTCGGGATCTACCCACGGCGTACTAGGACTTGCAGTGGAGTAATCCTCAAGAATGTTTGCGCCGCTGTTAACTCCGTCAATCAGAATCGCAAACGGATGCGTCGCCATTTAACGCGCGTTGCTTGTGTTGGCAATGATTCGCCCAAGCGAATCTTTCACTACGCCATCCACTTCTTTGCCGCCAATGTTAATCGTGTACTTATCGTTCATCGGGTTTGTTGTGATCCCCGTCCCAGGAGGAGCAGTGGCAATAGGCGGAATAATAAAGCCTCCCGCGCCGAATCCTGCACCCATGCCGAATGACCACTGCTGCCAGAAGTTGTTAGGATCGCCGCCAATAGGCGGGGTATTCTTTTTATCCAAACTCTGCTGATATGTTTCGGCTTCGCCCGTGCCTGTCAAGAAGTCTGCAATGCCTTTTACCAGTTCGCCGATTACGCCGACAATGGTGTTCAACGTGCCAAACAGAATGTCTAGCAGCCCGCCGATTGCGTTGACTGCGAATGCCAACGGGCCATTACCGTCGCCCCACAGTGCCCCAACGATGCGCCCGATAGAAGTAAGAAGCCCGTCTGGCCCTGTAAGGATTGCAATAAACTCCCCAACCTTATCGCCGATTTTCTCAAAGATCGGGCCAACTGTCTTTCCAACAGAATCAAACACTCCGCCATCTTTAGTAAGGTTACTAATGTTATCGGCAACCATCGGGCCAAACGTATCTGCAAGCCCCTTGCCAACGTTTTCAATAATCGGGAATGCTGCGTCAAGCGCGCCGCTCAATGCAGGGAGTGCAGTATCGCTTAAGAAGTCCAAGCCCTTATTAGCAATGGGCAAGAACTTTGCGCCGAAGTCTTCAACGATGTTGCCAAACTTTAGTTGTGCCTTAGTAAACTTACCGCCCGTAGTATTTGCCGCAGCCTCCGCAGAGCCCTTAAACTTCTTCGTCACTGCGTCAAGTGCGCCCATTCCCTTTACGCCCTTCTTGACTTCAATGCCTAGCCCCTTAAGTCCCTTTGTGTTTCCCTGATACGCCTTACCTACAAGCGACGTTGCTTCTTCTAAACTAATATTCTTAGCCGCTGCTACGTCGGCTGCAACGTTCTGAATGGCGATAGCGTCATTGAAGTTTTTTGTAAACTGCGTTGCGGTAATAAGGCTTTCACGAACCTGATCATCTGCTATGGCAAGGTTCTGCATCTTGTCAATCTGTGCGTCAACGGCTGCAGTGTTTGCATCCGTAAGCATCCCGCGTGTTTTTAGTACGCCGTTCAGCCGAGCAATCTGTTGCTCTTCTTCAGCCGCCGCCATTGTCGCCGCAACTGCAAAGCCTGCTACCGCAGTTGCAATGCCAACCGCTCCAATAGCCGCAGTCTGAAGCCCGCTGCCAACGGAGGAGCCGATCTTCTTAAGGCTGCCTAGTCCCTTTCCTACTTTACGTAGCGTCGGCGTAGCATTGTCTACGGCTTTGACTATGAGATTCATTGCAGCCTTATTCATTTCTTACCCTTTCCCGCTTTGTATTTAAGTGCGCCGTCTAAGAACGCCATGATCGTCTTATTCAATACGTCAAGTGCTTTTGCTTGCGCTGCAGGATCTGTGCCGCCCTGCCTTACGAAGTCGCGCCCTGCAATCGCCTTCACGGAGATCTTACCCAACCGCTTTGTCACTCTTGTGCCAGACGTGCCACTTACCACAAACCATTTGTACCAGGCCCCTTTGCTATCGCCCCTGCTCTTGCCCGACTTCACGCCGACTACGGATGCGGGGCGATCTTGCCGAGCCTTACGCGCTGCGACTGCGCCCTTAAGTCTGCCCGTGCGCACGGGAGCCTTAGCCTGAATCGGCTTGACTAACTGCTTCGCCGCATTGAGCGTGGCAAGTTGCAGCATGGCATTGAACTTACGTGGGTTGCTTGACTGAATAAACCCAAGCCGAAGTTCGTCAATGCTGCTTAGTGACTGCGGCGTTATAAAGATCTTTACTTTGTCATTCGCTTTAGCGGCCACGTCTTACTTCTTTCGGCTGCATCTCGGCGTAGAGTGCCCACGCCTTTAACACGTAGTGTAGCGGGGCTTCTTCAACTTCCCACGGAAACTTGCCAAACTCTTTTGCAAGCATGTAGAAGATTATCTCGGGGCTTGGCTTAACGCGTTGGCCTAGGCTGATTTGCCGCGCGGCAAGCCTTACTCTTTTGGGAGTGTAGAAGTTTCCGCAATAAACTTTGCAGCCGCAGCCTCAAGCGCCTGAATGGGCGCGTCTAGCGGATCGCTTGTAGCAACGCCGTCTAGGTCGCTCCAACCCTCAATGCTAAGAATCATCTTTGTGTAGGCTTTCAATCGCGTTGCCATAGAGTCGCTCTCTAGGTCAATGAGCACGCGCGCCGAGATCCGCGTCAACGGTCTAAACGTCGCATGCCATCCTACGAAGTCCCCATCTAGGTGCACAATCACTGGGTCTGTTACCGTGCCTACCATGTAATCCTCCTCCCCCGCTATGAGCGGGCGCTAACTATGGGCGTGCAGAGAGTGGTGAATCCACCCAACACAGAATGCTGTTCGTGCCGTTGCTTGCCAACTGCAGAGTCACAGTGTTCAGAATCAGGCCATCGCTTTCAGAGCCGATCACTGACACGTTTTCCACCACGCCGCAGACGTTGGCTGTGAAGCCGTAGCCCGAAGCGTCAACGCCTTGCACCTGCACGAACTTAGTTGTGCCAATGTCCCCAACTGGGAAGGACGTTGTGGCTGCGCTGTTAGACGCAATCGTTAGTTCAAGCGTGCCGTCAAGCGCGCCCGTGTAGGCAACGCCGCCCGCATTCACATTCGTAGTGGAACCGTTGAGCACCTGCAGTGGAGCAGCGCCCGACTGAAGGGACAGACTCCACGAAGTGATATACGAAGAGTACGCCGACGCGCCCGTTGCAGCCTTATCCGTAATCATGGTGCTCTTAGTCTTCATACCAAAGAGTCGGCCAGGAATAAACGGCTGCGTCGCAAACGCTGCAGTGCTTGTGTCCGTAGTGGTAGTAAGTGCGCGCCCTGCCCACGTTGAGCCCATCTGCAGAAGCCCCGACTGGTCGGCCGAGAGAGTCACTTCGGTTGGAACGCAGCCATCTAGAATAAACTTCTGCACGCCGTCTGTGACGTAAAGAGAGTACGTCTTCAGCGTGTCAACGTCCGTCTGACTTGGAGCGTACGCCCACACGTATGGGCCAGCGCCCGTTGGCGTAATCGTTGCAAGGGAATCAAACACGAGCGGGAGGTTGCGCGCCGAGATAGGCGCTTCACCGAAGGAGATCACGGGAGCCTTCGCGGTAATCGTTGCCGAAGCAGCGACACGGCGTGGGCGAATGCCAACGCTCTTATCGTCGGCAAGGTCAACGGTAACGCCTGCATCTACAATGCCCACAACGTCTGTGTGAAGGAGTTCACCGTTAGCATCGTTAAAGGATGCCGCAGTTCCGTAGGCGCTCTCACTCTTAGCGACTACCTTCGTGAATGACTTTGCGCCGAGCGTTGGCATTACTTGGACTCCTTCTCAACTTTTGCCGCAACTGCGACTGGCTTATTGTCTACGATTTCTACAAGTCCCGAAGCCGCCAACGATGTGGCAACTGCGGCGTCAAGTTCGGTAATGTCATCCGTAGCAGGGAGGTACGGGTTACCTTCTGCGCGGGGCTGCACCACTTTTACTTTAAGTACGTTAGGCACTGACATTAACTCCCTCAAGAATGCTTACCTGAAGTTCGGCCGCTACCGTTAAGTAGGTTGCGTCCGCCCATGTGTCTGTGCCTAGTGTAGTGGAGGTAACGATTGCTTGAGCAACGCCCGCTGTGTTTAGTTGAACTTGCCCGTCAAACACGCTGCGCAGCCATGTGCGCCATGTGAGTAAGTCGGCGTACTTGCGCGCCGTGTCCGCCTGATCGTTTAAGTAGACTACTACGTTCACGTTGAGCATGGTAGTCCGAGCCCCGCCCGCTCCGTAAGAGATAGAGTCGCCGCTTGGGAGGCACACGGCTGCAGGCACTACGGCAAGATTGTCGGGCGGAGTTGCGTGCGCAGCGCGCAGCGTGTAGCCCGTAGGGGGAGTTGCCGCCGCAAGCCGTGCGGCAACTGCAGTGTGAATCGTGAGATCGTTCATCAGATTGCAATGCCGCCGCGTAGACGATACGGCTCACAAAGAATGCGCGCCTCTGGGTGCAGTGCGCTGCTCATACGGATTACGCCTCCGAGATCCTGTGAGCCGATTACGCCGAAGGGGGCCGTGCGGCTAGACCAGATTGCACCCGCTTGGATTAGTGCCGCCTGTTTAATCGCGCTTGGCACGGAGGGCCAGCCGAATGTGCCCGTCACACGAATCCCAAGATAGTCCGTTCCGAAGTTCTTTGTGCCGACGCTATACGGCGTAACGTCAATCTCTGTGTAGGGTCGCCCGTCCGTAGCAGCGTTGCGCGGTGCAAGTACGTAGTCTGTTGCAGCCCACGCCTCTGAGTACGTGCCGTTACCGTTTACGTCCTGCGCAAGTGCAGTCACAGTAACGATAGGATCTGTAAGAACGTAGTCCCAACGTTGCCCCGTGTAGTAGCGAACTTGGCTGCTTGTAGTGTTAAAGCCAACCTTCGTGTCGCAGAAGTTGTTAATGAGTTGCTCGGCTGCGTCAAGGCATGACTGAAGTGGCGTATCGTCCGTGCTATCAGTAATCCCGATACTGCTCTTAAACTCGGCAAGCGTTGCGTAGGGCATTAGTTACCTACCGTAAGAAGAGTAATCGTCTGAGTGCCAGAGTTGCTTACTGCGTACAACGCGTCATTCGGCTGAAGGCGAAACTCTTGCGGGCCAGCCGCAGAGTCAAGCCGCATGCCCGTGCTACTACTTACCGTCGCTCCACCTAGCCAGATAGTTACCTGCGTATGCAGATAGACAATGCAGCCGTCTGCGTCGGCTTGAATGAGTAGCGTTGGGGTGCTTGCGTTAATGCTTTTTTGTACGCTTGCGACTGCCATTACCTGCGCTCCTTCTGTTGCTTGGGAGTTATCTTGCGTAGTGTAGCGCGCTCGGGTCGCTGCTCCACAGTTGCACGCTCCTGAACGTGTGGAGCAATGACGGGGACGGCGCAGCCCGCGCTAATAAGTTTGACTGCGGCAAGTGTCGGCATGTCAATAGGCTCGCCTACGTGCACCCGAGTTAATCTGTGAATCAGTTGTATGCGCATTGTGCCTCCCATAAACAGTGCGGGGAGCCGAGCCAAAGCCCGACTCCCCGTCGCTGCGTCTAGTCCCTACGGATTAGACGTTTGCACCCTTGAATGACTTAACGGCATTCGGGTCAATGAGCCCAGTTGCACCACGGAGAATACCGCGATACGTAATGAGCCCCGAAGCGAACGCAAACGATGCGTCTGCCTGAATAGCGGGCGCTCCCGCTACTACCGTGTACACGGCCCCGAGGTCACCGAAGACAATGCTAAGGGCCTCATCGCCGTTATCGGCAAGGGCTGCACTGTAGACAGGGAATCCAAGAATCGTGTCGGGTCGCGTCTGATCGCCAGGGACGAAGATAGGTCGGCTCGCGCCGTCTACAAGTCCCATGATCGCGCCGAGTGTGGTGTCATTCATCATGAACCCACGCTTCGGTGCACGGCGGAACTGCTGCTTAGTGGAGTAGATGAGGGCCAGAAGATTTGCATAGGTAGGGCTAATCGCCGCACCCTGCACGCCAACTGTCGCAGCGGCTGCTACTGCAGGTGCAGCAACTGCACCATGGGCCACTGCCAACTCTGCCGCCAACTTCTCCGTAGCCCACGATGCTACG